TTAAAAAACATACTAGGCCAAATTTCAGCTTCTAAAAAAATAGCAATATTTGGTTTCCAATAATTAATGAAATTTTTTGTAATTATATGTTGATCTACGGGATAAAATTGATGGATTAAATTTTGATAATACCGAACAGGTATTCGCATCACTACCAACATATCCACCAGCAATGAGAAGTCATTTTGATGTACAACATATCAAAACACTGTTGAGTCATGATAGAGATTTTGATATCGTCATGTCACACTTGCCTGAACATACACATCAACTTGTCAATACCATGTATAACTTAACACACCATACACCAAAGGTGATGGGATATGCACACTGGTTCGACTTTGACCATATCGTTGCATGGTACAAAGGTGCTTTCAATCAGAACATGTTAGGACTCATGGAGTATGAGAACTGTTATATAAACACTTACGAACAGAAACGTATGGTTCTAGAACAAGCAAGACAAAACTTCAACTTTCAAGCAGTACATAAACTGGATGAGATTTTAAAAGTACAACACTTGGGTGTCAAAGAAGAAGACATTGTAGAACCAAACGAGAAACCTGAAAAGATTATTGTATTCAATCATAGATGTGAAGCATACAAACACTTCTGGCAATTTGTTGGAACTATGGATTTGCTATGGAAAAAACGACAAGACTTTAAAGTATGGATTCCATTATTTGAAGGTGATGTTCCACGTGAATACATGACCAACGAGAAGTTTGATAAGAAAGGATACTACAATAAACTAAGAGATTGTTGTGTTGGTTTTGCACCACAACAGAAGTATGGTGGGTGGAGTGTCGCTGCTACGGATGGATTAATGAATGGATGTCCATACATTTTTTATGATGGTGAATATTATCATGAACTACAAGACAATGCAGACTTCTTTACTACAACAGATGAATCAATTGCTCTTCTAGAAAAATATCTAGATGATGTTGATTACAGAAATGAAAAGTCTAGAACAGCACAACAGTGGTTAAGAGACAATCTATTATATAAAGATGAAATGATTAAGATGGTGGATAACATCAAAGAGATTGTTGATAGTACACACCGAATGGAAGAGTCAGAGAAGTATCTAGAAATGGTAGATATAATCAAAGACCACGGAGAGATTACTAAGAGAGAACTATATCAAATGATGGGATGGGGTAGAGGAATCAAGTGGACTCCATACAGACGTGCTTTGATGGAACACCCAAACATCTTTGATAGCACTACAAGTGAATCAACATATATTTGGAAAGAATGAGAATTTACATACCGACATATAGAAGAGTCGACAATCAGTTGACACTTGAACACTTACCCAAGGAAATCTTGAGTAATGTGATTCTTGTTGTACAGAAACAAGAAGAAAATATGTATGACAAGTATGACGTTGAGAAGATGATTGTTGGTAACGATATTGGTATCGCAAGAACAAGAGAACTAATCTATCGTCACGCTGGTAACAATAGATTTGGTATGATTGATGACGATATTAAAATGTATCGTAGGAATGGTAAGTATTACGGTCAGTCATCTAACATGGACATGTCTAAGAGACTGATGACACTCGAAGACTGGGAGTACTGGTTTAAAGAAGTCAACAGATTATTTGATGAAGGTGCAATCCATATTGGTAACAGAGAGATTGCTCTACCACCATACGGTGAACAGTATTATAACTTCAAACATATCTTAGGAGTACACTGGTTAGACGGTAGTAAACTATCAGAGTTCATAGATGAAGTAGACTGGGAGTTAGCACAGGTCGGAGAAGATTTAGTATTGACACTTGAGTGTTTGATGAGAGGATATAAGAATATTATATCAGACGAAATTATCATGGCACGATGGGATACTGCATTCGAAGAGGGTGGATGTGCTGAGTTTAGAACAGACGAAATGAATAACGCAGAAATGATGAAGATTGCAAAGGTCTATCCTTTCGTAACAGCACTCAATAAATATGATGATATGAAACACATAGGGTCTATCAGAAGATTCAAGGTAGACTGTAAGAGTGCATATGAATCGTACAGTACTAGTACGTTAGAGGAGTTTTATGCCTGAGTTATTTGACCGTGGAGCATACCGAATTGTTGAGAATGATAAACTCAACATGGCAGGTGTCGAATTATTAGAAGAACCATACAAAGGATTAGTTTATGTGTATGGGAAAGTAGAATTTGTTGAGGGTAAAAAACATCTAAATTTTCAACGAGATATTGTCAGACCAACGGAAGACAAGACCATCGATGAACTAAATAAAGATGAAGAACTCAACAATGTAATGGGTGATATATTAGTAGAACTCATTGCTCAACAAGTAGAAAAGGAAAAAGATGAACAGAGAAGTATTGAAGGAACAGATTAGAAGACACGAAGGCGATGTCAAAAAAATCTATAAAGATTCGCTAGGTTACCTCACATTCGGTGTAGGTCACTTGATTACTGAAGAAGATAAAGAGTACGGTCTTCCTGAAGGTACAATGGTATCAGATGGTAGAGTTGAAGAAGTCTACGATGCTGACTTTGACAAACACGTAGAAGAGTGTATCCATGTGTATGAATCAAAAGGTGGTGAAGACTTTGATAGTCTCCCTGAAGATATTCAACACGTCTTGATTAACATGACATTCAATCTAGGTGGTACAAGATTCGCAAGATTCAATAACATGTGGAATGCTGTAATCGCTGGTGACTGGGAAAAGATGGCAGTCGAAATGGAAGACAGCAAATGGTTTAAACAAGTCGGTAGACGTTCAGTAGAGTTACAAGAAATCGTCAGAAATGTCTAAACCTATTAAAGCCGTCAAACTCATTGGTGGTGAAATTGTCATGGGGTGGTATTCTGAAAAGAAAGGCACCTTTGGTGGCAAGAAAATAGTGTTGGAAGAAGCACAAGAATTAATCGTAGACTTAGTAGATGGTAGGATGGAAGTACAACTTGCACCATGGTTACCGTTTGCTGAGACCTACACTTTTGAAATTGAATTGAGTTCAGTAGTTACTGTATTCAACGTGAGACCAAACCTTGTAACAAACTATAAGGTCGCTACAGGAAATAAGAAATGAGTAGAGAAAGTTTATTAAAAGCACTTGCATCACAATATCAAGGTGAAATGGATATTGCGATGGCAAATATTAATGTATATCAAAACAATCCCGCTGGTATAGGGGAACATCCCGATGTTGCACAAGCACTTGATACTCAAATCGAGAAGTATGCAACTGCAAAAGAAAAGTACGAAGCAGTTCAAGAAATATTGAACGAGAGACCACAAAAGACCTTGACAGAATAGACCAACTGTAGTATTATTACAGTATGGATTTCTACACAAATGTCACTCGGTCACGAGACAAAATACTTGTAAGAGGATACAAAGGAGACAAACAAGTCAAACTTGCAGTCTCTTATCGTCCTAACTTATACATCCCATCCAAAAAAGGTGACACACCTTACCACGCTCTAGATGGTAGACCACTTGAAATGGTCAACCTCAATTCTATGGGTGGTGCAAAGAAATTCAAAGATAGATACAACGGTGTCGAAGGATTCGAAATCCATGGATATGACCGTTGGGTCTATACCTACATCGCAGATAAATTCCAAGGTGACATAGAATACGATGCAAGTGTTGTCAAAGTTGCAACACTAGATATCGAGTGTGAGTGTGAAGATGGTTTTCCTGAACCTATGCTTGCAAACGAGAGAGTCAATGCAATCTGTATCAAACCTATGGGTAAGGATGCTCATGTGTTTGGTATCGGCCCATGGGAACATGAAAAGACCGATATCGTCTACCACAACTGCAAGAACGAAGCATTCCTACTTACAGAGTTTGTTAAGTATTGGAGACAAGAGAACTTTGATATCATTACAGGATGGAACGTAAACTCATTCGATATCACATATCTTTGCAACAGAATTGATAGACTATTTGGTGAAGGTGAACACAAGAAACTATCACCATGGGGTCAATCTGATTGCAGAGAGTTCACCACTTATGGTTATCAGAAAAATATGGTATACACCTTACATGGTGTAAATGTACTTGACTACCTTGAACTCTATCGTAAACATACATTCGTCAATCAAGAATCATACAAACTAGACCACATTGCTCAGGTCGAACTGGGAACTGGTAAATTAGATTACTCAGAGTATGGTAATCTTCATACACTTTACAAATCTGATTATGCAAAGTTTCTTGAGTATAATGTTAAAGACGTTTTGTTGGTCGAAGAACTAGAAGAGAAACTAGGATTCATCGAACTAACTCAGACCATGGCATACAATGCTAAGTGTAACTATGCAGATGTCTTTGGGATGGTGAAGTATTGGGAAACCATTATCTACAACTTCTTGAAAGACCAAAACATTCAGACACCACCACAAAGACTAAAGACTGGTAATGATAAACTCAAACCTATTGCTGGTGCATATGTCAAGGAACCACAAGTCGGTGGTCACAACTGGGTTATGTCTTTTGACTTGAACTCACTGTATCCACACTTGATTATGCAGTTCAATATTTCACCTGAGAAAATGATTATGGGTCATCGTCAAGACACAAGTGTCAAGCGTATGTTGAACAAGGAGTGTGACTTACACTACATCCATCAAACAGACACAACAGTGACACCTAACGGAGTCATGTTCAAGAGAGACAAACAAGGATTCCTTCCCGAACTCATGGAGAAGTTCTATGATGAACGTAAGATGTGGAAGAAGAAGATGATTGAATTCCAAAAGGAGAAGGAGTCTTGTACTGATATCAAACGTAAGAGAGAACTCGATGTAGAAATCAAACGTGCTTACAACAATCAACAGGTCAGAAAGATTGCACTGAACTCTGCTTATGGTGCTCTTGCAAATCAATACTTCGCATTCTTTTCTATTGACCTTGCAGAGGCGATTACACTTAGTGGTCAGTTAGTTATTCAATGGGCAGAGAAAACAATCAATGAGTATCTTAACAAAGTTCTCAAAACAGAAGACGAAGACTATGTGATTGCAATTGACACTGATTCAGTTTACATCACAATGGACAAACTAGTGTCACAAGTCTTACCCGAAGATACACCAAAGGACAAGGTTATTGACTTTCTATCTAAAGCAGAAGGTCAAATCGAAAGTGTCTTGGAGAAAGGATTCGTTGACCTCGCACAATACACGAATGCATTTCAACAGAAGATGGAAATGGGACGTGAGGTGATTGCAGACCGTGGTATTTGGACTGCAAAGAAACGATACATTCTCAATGTGTATGACAATGAAGGTGTCAGAATGACCGAACCCAAACTCAAAATGATGGGTATCGAAACTGCAAAGTCATCAACACCTCAATGGGTTCGTAGAAAACTAGAACAAGCACTCAAGGTCGTGATGAGGGGAACTGAGAAAGAACTATGGGAGTTCGTAGAAACTGCACGTAAGGAGTTCAGAAACCTTCCTGTAGAAGAAGTTGCATTCCCTAGGGGGTGTAAGAACCTTGCTCAATATGCAGACTCATCTACAATATATACAAAGGGAACACCGATTCATGTCAGAGGTTCTCTCTTGTACAACAACTTACTAGAGAAGAAAGACTTGGACATGAGGTATGAGAAGATTAAGAATGGTGACAAGATACACTTCACGTATCTATCTATGCCTAATCCTCTCAACGAAAATGTGATGGCATTTACATCTGTTTTACCAAAAGAGTTTGACTTGAACAGGTATGTGGATTACGACATGCAGTTTGACAAGTCGTTTGTTGAACCACTCAAAGTCATCGTAGAGAAAATTAACTGGAACGTAGAACCAGTTGCATCATTGGATAGTTTTTTTGGATGAAAGCATTTGTAATTACAGTTATGCACCACGAGAAATCGTTAGAGAGTGCAAACAAGTGTATCGAATCATGTAGAAAATTTGGATTGGATGTCAATCTATATCCAGCATTTACACCTAAAGATAATCCATTAAAAATCATAGACACTATAACAGGTAAAAAATGTTATGGGGGTCGACTTCAAAGAGAACCAAGACCCGATTGTGTTGCTGCTACGTTTGCATCACAACTATCACTATGGAGTAGATGTGTACATAATAATGAAGACTTTTTAATTTTAGAACACGATGCTAGAATGATTGCACCCATACCTGAAGTAGAGTATGACGGATGTATGACACTTGGTAAACCATCATGGGGGAAACCACCCGAGGAGACTGATACGGGAGTATTACCTATCGTTCAACATACACACGGTAATCATGCAATCTTGATGTCACCCCATGGTGCAAAACGAATCATGGAATATTTTGAGAATAAAGAGACACCTACATTAGACCCTGCTGATTTGTTTCTAGGAGAAGCAAGATTTGATTTTATACAAAAACATGTGCCTTATTCGTTTGAAGTAGAGGACACGTTTACACTTATACAAGAAGGTATATCTACTAAGGTAAAGTTAGATGTAGACTTTGACAATTACGAGGAGTTAGACCCCGATGAAAACTTTCATCATAGCAATAACTCATAACAAAGACTCTATGAGGTCTGCTAGACAGGCGGTAGATAGTGCAAAACATGTAGGTTATAAATCACCTATAGATATTTTTCCTGCTGTTACACCTGAAACTGGATGGAAACATATCTTACCTTTCGAAAATACTTTTGATGATTACCCTAAACCTGAGAATGTTGGTGCTTGTTTTGCATCACACTATTTGTTATGGGAAAGGTGTATCAGACTCAACGAACCGATTCTAATTCTAGAACATGATGCAATTTTTAGAGAGGATATACCTAACGTAGATTTCGACATGTGTATAAACTTTGGAAGACCAAGTTATATCAGACCAAAATATATGGTATATGAAGAACCAAAGGATGGAGTGCAACCCCTAGTTCAAAAGAACTTCTTGGGTCATCATGCATACGCAATCAAACCTGAAGCAGCAAAAATATTTGTAGAAGACTGTAAACATAGAACATTATCTCCAAACGATTTGTGGATGGATAGAGACATTTATCCATGGTTACAAGAGTATAGACCCTTTCCTGTACACGCTGATACAGATTTCTCAACAGTACAGGGGGTGGTGACACATGAGACACCTGTTAAAGAAGAATACTCATATGATATCGTGCCAGGGTCTTTTCAACATAAATATCTTATGGAGTACTATTCACATTGTTTATTAGAGAGACAATCAAACCGATTCATAGATGCAGATGATAGAGATAACAGATAATGCAATTACGAAACTTTTGGAAAGACAAGAGAAGGATAATTTTAAATACATTCGCTTGGGTGTCACAGGCGGGGGATGTGCTGGTTTTGAATATATTTTTGACACTTGTGATACTATACACGATGATGTCGTTTTGGATTTTGGTAGGATAAAATTCGTGGTAGATAAATTATCAGTCCCATACATAGAAGGAATGACACTAGACTGGCAGAAAGAAGGACTAAATGAAATGTTCAAGTTCATCAATCCAAAAGAAGTATCTTCATGTGGATGTGGAGTGTCAGTCAACTTTTCAGTCGTATAAATACTTTGGTTATGTATCAGTATAAAGTAAGTGTAGTGAAAGTAGTGGACGGTGACACGATTGATGTGGACATCGACCTAGGTTTCAGTACAGTATTAAAAAAACAAAGAGTAAGAATGATGGGTATCGATACGCCCGAATCTCGTACACGTGATTTAGTTGAAAAGAAATTCGGAAAAGCATCTAAAAAACATCTAAAGAAACTCTTAGAAGAGGCAGAATCATTGTCTCTTATCTCACATGACAAGGGTAAGTTTGGTCGTATCCTTGGTGAAATTATAGCACATTTCAATGAAGGTCATCCTGTTTACGAAACAACAGTTAATGTAAACGAACAAATGATTGCAGACAATCATGCAGTTAGATATACGGGTGAAAATAAAGACCTCATCGAACAGAATCATCTTAAAAACAGAGAGATTTTATTAGAAAGAGGTGAGGTATCCCTATGACAATCGCTTACATGGATTTATTTTATATATTATCCATTGGTGGAATTGTCGCAGTTCTAATTATGATGGAAGCACAAATCAATCAAATTAAAAAGATGATGGAAGAAAAAAAATATGTTTATATTTACACAAGAGGTAAAAAAGAATTCATAACTGGATCTTATCAGGTGGCCATTAATAGAAATCACTCAGGTGACATCTATGCTATTGACATTGAGGATGGGGTTAAATACATTGTATCGTAATGAAGTTATTTAGAGTAATGTGTTTACTATTTAGTGTCACATTTGGTGGGGTAGGAATAATGTGTATGGAGCAAAGTAACTATTTCAATAAAAATTTATTAGTATTCTTTAGTATTTTATATGTAGTTTCTATAGTGTTTTTATACTTAAGAAGTTATGATGATTAAAAAGGAAATTGAAATAGTAATGCAGGAAAATTTTCAAAGGGAAAGAATGTATAGGAAAAGAGCCTGTAAATTGAAAAAGAAGAAGATAAAAAGAAAGATAAAACGTTTTCTTTTATTAGCTTAAACCAAAACAAAGATGAGTAAAGAAGAAGAAAAGTCAGAATGGAACCAAGATAATAGAAGAGATTTATCTGACATGAACGAGAATGAAATTAAAGAAATTAAGAAAAAACTGAGTGAATTATTGGATATTAAGGAAGGTGAGTTATCAGAATTACAAAACTTTGGAATACCAATAGATAAATCATTAAACCAAAACAACGACGAGTAAAGAAGTAAGATAGGAAGTTGGTGATTTTATTG